TCAAACAGTCGCCATTTCCCACCTACAAATTGCTCATCACCTCCTCCGACCCCATCACCAAGGACATTTTCGACGACGCCGCCGATCACACCCTGCAAGAAGTCCAAAAGCGCACTAAAATCAACACACACCCGTCTTTTAATTAACTAGGAGGACACATGAACCAACACACCATCACCATCCGCATCGCCGGCCCGCGCGAAGACGTATCCCTATTCGCCAGCCAGATCTCACAAATTTTCGGGATATCCGATGTCACCGCCATCTTTAACGACAAAGGCCACGGCTGCCTCGGCAAACCCCGCCCAGGCATGGTGCACCAGAAAATGACCGTCTTTGTCCCGCCCAACGAAGCCCTGTTCAACTCGACAAAAACTTGAAAGGCAGCCAAAATGACTATATTCAAAGAAATTAAGTCACAACCATTCATCTTTGCCACCGGACTCGCCGCCCTCGTCCACAGCACCTGGACCCTGGGCACCCTGTTCACCGGCCCAGAACCGCGCCAGATGACGCTCAATTGGCTCCTCTGGCTCACACCAGCGTTTTTAATCGCCTTTGCCCTGGACGTAGGCCAAATCGTAACCAGCGCCGAAATTCGCTCAAACCGCCGCACACGCGCTAAATACGCCACATTTTTCGTGTTCGCCGCCGCCACCTATTTCTGCCAATGGAATTACATCGCCGCACACGTCCCCGCCCTGCCCCTGGCCCCAGGTGTCCGCGCTCAATGGCTGCCTTTCGCCACCCTCTTGCGCGACTCCAGCCTGTGGATACTGCCTGCCCTGCTCCCCCTGTCCACTCTGTTATACACTTTCTCCAGCAGCCAGCCTGCCAGCCCTTTAGCCCAAGAAAGCGCAGCCGCGCATCGCGTCCCAGGGGCCGCCGCCCTATCCGATACTGTAGCCATTGTGGAGACCGACACGAGGTGGGGTCAAGAATCAGCCGCAAATATTGCAGCGACGCCTGTTCGAAGGCCGCCTACCGACAACGGAAGATAGCCAAAATCCCGCATTTACACTAGACAAGGAGACCCCATGATCACCATCAAAACATACAACGGATATGAAAAAATCCACGCCCACGCCGTCGGCCAGTACGCCATCTACAGCAAACCACCCGGCCCCGAGCAAAGCGCGCGCGTTTACGCCATCACCCACATTGCCAGCGGACTCGGAATATTTTTCCAGGTAGAAATCCGCCGCGCCGCCATCGACGCCCTCCGCGACCTACAGCAAATCGACCTGGACACAGCCTGGCGCGATTACGACACCGGTGGCCCAATCGACCAAATAGTAGAAAGAGCCATACACCAGGTCTACGAAGACCACATAGTCCAGAAAAAAGAACACTGCTGATCAAAAAAAAGAGGGAAGGCCCCAAAACCTTCCCTCTCAACTCAAAGGAGCGCAATCACCCTACCGGGCCAATGAGCCGTATGATCTCCTGTTCCAACCACCGCACCCGCTGCGCCAACTGCCCCAGAGTTATTTTGTCGAATTCCCACACAACCGCAAACTTTGCGCGCTCGGTTTCCCAAGCCAACGCATCTTCCTGCACCCGTGACAAACTATTCGGATTATGCGCCGCCACTACCGACCGCGCCATCACCTCATCCGCCTTCACCGATGACTCCAAATGCACGATGACTTCTCCCTTTGTCGTCGACAACCCGGCCACCTTCGAACCAAGCGCAGCCCGCAGCTGCTCATCCAACGATTCCACATTGACCGCCAGCGCGCCACATCTCACATCTATCACGTCACACCTCCCGAACGAAAAATTGTGGATGGATATCAGCACCAGACGTTGCAGCGCCAGCATACATTAATGCTGTAGCGCTGGTTGTTTTCCACTGAAGTTTGAACACGTGCGCCCCCGCCGCCAGATTCCGCGCTAAAAACAGGAACGAGGCATTAAACGCATCGTTAATTGCGGTTGAACGAACAAAGACAATCCCGTCATCCCCGCCCAACCGAGCGTTACCTACGCTCTCGTGCACATCCAGATAAACCAGTTTAGCCGCTGCGCTGTGTGTGATCACACCTGTAAAGCCGATCAGCACATCGCCGCCTGTTGTTGTGATCGACAGCGCCAAGTCAACCGCATCCACGTCGACAAATGATGCGCTGGTTGTTGTGTAATCCGCAGCTTCATTGACATTGATCAATGCCGTCGGCGGCGCTTTCAACGCATTTAGATTATCCCGCACATGCGTGTTCAATTCCGAAGCAGTCAAACCCGCCCCTACTGAAAACGTTTTCGGAGTCGTCCAGGCCATCAAAACCTCCTAATAACCTAACACCGTAGCCCCGTCCAATACACTTTGGTCCAACCGAAAGAAGAAATAACCGAATTTTGGCTCTAACTGATACCGCGCCTCATGCCGCCCCTCCCCACCCGACATGCTCGAAACCTTATGTGTCTCTCGCGTAATCACATAATCCCGATCCCCTGCGCCAGCTACCAAACCGCCCACCGTCACGCCGCCATAAAAAAAAACCCCCGCCGCCAGCGCAGCCGTTGTGCCGCTCAACTCATCATCAACCACAATCTCATCAAAGAACTCAAACATCTGCGCCCGCCGCGCCACATCAAACGCCGCTAAATTTTGCGCGTCTATCACCGAGGTAAGCACCTCCAGCCGCTTGCGCTCCACCCGCTTCACAAACTGGAACGAGTTATATACCGCCGCCGTGCTCACCACCACCGGATCATCCTGCAACAGAGGAGTCCCGACAACCCGCGCGCCGACCAGCAGGTACACCATGTATGGTAGATCATGGCGCACCGTCACCAGGACCGACGAAGCATCCGTTTTCACCTCCGCCACAGTCACCGACGACGTAACATCTGTTCCTGAACCATCCGACGCTGTATTGAACGACCATCCTACACGCTCGCCTGCAACCAGACTCCCTACCATCCGATCATTTGAGTCACGGTAAACCAGCCGGAACTCGCGCTCCGAATTGGCATCGAATCGCATCGCATCATCCAACTGCCACAGCACCGAACCGGCCGCGCCTACAGAACGTGGCGTCACTTCGATATCTTCTTGTGACACAAAATATTTACCTTGCACGTAGCGGCAGTCGGACACGGCAATATTCGCGCCGCCGAAAACCAGCGTCGGAGTCTGATCAAAATAGAGCTCAGACCGCGATTTGAATACAAAACGCCCGTACCGATCCACATAAAACCGCCCACCTTCGGCTTCCACCAAGTCGCGAATCGCGTGAGCAGCCAATACCCCGCCCTCGTACGTGTCACCCACATAAGCCAGATTCGTGTTCGCCATACCCAGAAACCGCATAATCGCCGAGCCTGAGTCGATTGCCAACAGTTCCGTAGTTGAATCGAGCAGCGAATAATCCAGAAAGAACACCGCGCCCACGTTCGCGTACCGCAGCTGGCATTGATCCAATATGGCCCCGATCGCGTCATCCACATCCACATTCACCGCCAGCGCGATATTCACCTCTTGCGCCAACTGCGCCATAGCCGTCTCGCAAACCACCGTAAGAAAACCGGTTTTGTCCTGCTCCACATGATGAATCCGACCCGTGAACATTTCGCGTGACATGCCATCATTACTGACAATCCGCACCTCTTTGCCCGCCGCAAAGTCGCTAGCGACCAGATCATCATCTAACAAACCGTCACGATTATCTAACACGATGCGCGCAAACGTTTCGCTCTCCATACTGGCAAACGGTTCCATACCCAACGACCATTCCATACTCACGACCTGCGTTATTCGCTCTTCACCAAAAGGCGTTGGACTATCCCAATCCATTCGCGCCGACCAGGTCGTTGCCATCACGTCACCTTAAATTTCCAGACATGCAAAAAGCTCACGCCCAGATAATCGTTGCCGTTGCACGTCACTTTACCTGCTGCTCGAATCAGCAGTGAAAGCGGCTCGATTAGATTCGCATTCAGCCTGAAGTCATCCGCTGCTTTTGCCAAATACAAGTCGATCCACGCCGTGAGATCATCGCCCTGAGCGTCCGGCAGCCCCAGATTATAGCCTCGAATCAGCAGCTTGTGCTCCACATAGATTGCCGCCACGCCCACCGTCGCCCCCACGTTCGCCGCCTGAAAGTACTGTGGAAAACCGAACGGGTCCACCAGTTCCAACACCAGCGCGGGGCATTTCGTGTGCGGCGGAGCGATCGAGGCCAGAAAACCATAGTTGGTTACCAAACCCGTGATCGTCCACGTTTTCAACCGCGCCACCGCCGCCGCCAGGCTCATACGCTGTACCGCCGGTAACTATCCTTGACACGCTTGATCTTCAGAATCACCGCCGCAAGTTCCGGCTTGGCTCCGTTACGCTCATGATAATTGACCGACGCCAACTGCATGATCGCCAAAAACACCGCCGCCGGACACGTCGACGCATAACCCCATGTCGCCGTCACGACGATCGGCGTCACCCCAACTTGTGTGAACCGATAACCCGATTCCTCGTATAGAGTCAGACTGCAATAAGGAGCGCCCCTATTAGGCTGTAGCTCATATTGAGCCGCCGCAATTACAGCGCCATCACCGTTCACCACACTCGTCACTGCCAGCAGATCAGCAAAAAAGGTCAGACGCCGCCGCCCCATTGTCACCCAGGGAGCCCGCGCCCAGAAATTCCGCGCCGCCGCCGCCGGCGCCACAAACACCCGATTGCAGTCGCGCTCGAATTCATCTTTCGCGCCGTCTAAAAACTGTTGCAGCACAGTGTCCTCAGTCGTCAGCGTGATCCCCAAGAAAACTTTCAGCTGCGCCAGCGTCGGATAAGCCACTACGCCGAACCCTCGCCAATATTCAGCAGCACGTACACATCGACAACAACGTCTTTCGCCGTGGTGACTGCCTGCGGCTTGACGCCCACCGTCTGACCCGCCGTGAATTCCACCTTTTCCGCGTCATTAAACGGAAAATATTCACCCGCTTCATTTACGGTCTGGCGTGAACCTGTGTCCGGAGTCCCATCAATGTCCACTTCCAGCGTAAAGTTCGAAGATGCTTCACAACCCACACCGATACCTACAACGATACCATCCCACAGCATCATCGGAGGAGATGCGGTGCCCAAAGCGCCCGCCCTGGGCAGCGCCGTGCCCGCTACCAGCGACGTGTCCACCTGCTGAAACGTAAACACCGCCTCGATCCATGGCCCTACCAACTGTCTATTTGGAATCGGCATATCCCTATCCTTTCATCAATTCTCGCCACAATAGTACTCACACCCAGATACTGTAATATCACGCCCTAAACCGTAATATCCACAATATCAGCCACCGCTCCAGCTTCCATCGCCTGGATGTCCAGGCGCACTGACCACGACATCACATAACCCTCAGTGTGCTGAATCGGCCCCTGCTCCACTTCCACTTGCCGGCGATACCCAATCTTGATCAAATCGCGATTCACGATCAGGAACTGACCATCTACACCATCGTGAGTCGATGGCATCCGATTCTCGCTGCTGGTCAAGTATTCCAACTGGTCACTGATGACCGTCGAAACCCCATACCACACGCCCACCATGCCCGTCAGAATCGAGGCCAGCGTACCCACTTTGTCCATCGTCACGAAGTTAGTTAGCGGCAGCATCTTCCAATGCACGCCCGGATCACAGATCACCGCCAGCTTCGTTTTGTCTACAGCCAGACGCCCGCGCGCCCCCATCAGCTTCATGCCCTGGATGATCGAGTCCGCATCCAACGTAGCATCCGTTTCATCCGCCGAGTCGCTGTTCCCAACCGCGATCTTCCTCAAACCGTCCAACACCAAATAGCCATCGTATGGTGTTCCAGTTGGAGCAGCCCCGTAGTGACTGATGTTCGTTGCTCCCGTCTGTTCGTCGCCATTCAAAAGCACGTCGTCGATAGTCGCACCGCCCGCCCGCGCAAACGCCGTGGCCATCTCATTCGCCACTGACAGACCCCCGTCCTCGAACCACTCCCGACTCATCATGCTTAAACCGCCAATTTTCCCAGCTGTGAACGTGATCTTGCCGGTTGTCGGTTTGCTGTCAGGAAACGTGCTCGTCGGAATCGACATCTGCGCGCGATCAGTCGTTTCCAGTACCCGACGCCGCAGATTGAGACCCGTATCCAATGTCGGAAAATCGAACGGATTGCTCGGCATCTGGAACGACGGAAACAACCCCAGGACTTTGCTCTCCAACCGGAAGGCATGATACGCTACACTCGACAGCAGCGTAGGCACCCACTCGTCGCCCGATCCAGCCAACGTCGCTTGCATCACCTCGTTTGCCCGCAGGTACGGCACTTTCCTATGCATCATGTCATACGACACCGCATCGATGGCCCGCATATAATCGCCGCCCATCACCCCCGCTTTTTCCTGCGCGCCGTAAATCTGACCCGCCTTTTCTACCAGCGCCCGCATAAATTCCTCGTCACGCGCAAACGGCCTGCCCATAAACGGTGCAGCAAACCGCATGTGCTGATCCCGCAGCAGCATCGGCAGCAGACCGATATCGTCCCACTGGCTGCTTACCTGAATGTTCGCCACCGGCAGCATCGAACCCGCCGGCACTGCCCGCATCGCCGGATTCTGCACCACCTCACGAATCGCCGCAATCTCCTGGCGAATCGCCGCCAGGTCCCCATTCCCCGCCACCGGTGTTATCACTGGCGCAGGCTGAGGATTCCCACTGTGACCCGGAGCATTACCACTCGCATGTTCCGGCTGATGACCCGGAGCGCCCGCACCCAGACTCCCCGACTGATGACCCGTACCTTGACCCTGATTCTCAGGCATAACCCAAATACTCCTCTCCAACACTACCCCATCATCTTCCAAAATTGGCTCTGTTACCAGCGCCCGCACATGCGCCACTGATGTGCCGCGCCAACTACCCGCCAGCCCCCAGTGGAGCACCGAACCTTCGACGATCGGCCATCGACTCACATACATGCCGCCATCCATTTTCACCAGATGAGGCATCGTGCCCGACGACCACGCACCATCCCCGCTTAACGCCAATTCCAGGATGTAATCACCCGACGGGCCCTCGTCCACATCCGCCTCGACATACAATCCCTCAGGCAGCGATTTGAACGAACCCAGGTCGAGCGTCCCCGCTCGTCCCCACAGCCGCTCAGCTAGACTATGAACAGCAAAAAGCGGGTGAGGCGCGAACATCCGCAACGCAAACTCGCTGCGCTCATTCCACCACGTTCGTTTCTTGTCCCTCACGTTGTAAGGCACCAGAATCCCGCCCACCCGCCGCTCTCCCATTGTTCGCAGCGGACTCGGCAGAATGTTTACGCGGTTTATAACCTGCGTCACGGCGTATCTCCTCCTCATCCAGATAACGCTCCAAAGCCTTAATTTTTTTACTTTGCTGATCCCAGTCGATCGCGTCATGTCGCACATCTTCGAACCGCGCGCTCAATTTCTGCCACCGCGGCCAGAACCCCATTGCATCAGAATTCAACTTGCGCTCGATTCGCTCGTGCCGACGCCGCACCGAAGTCATCAGCCGCCGTTCCGCCACCCGCGCATGCGCCTCAGTCGAAGCCTCGCTCATCACCCCCAGCGGCAAATCCAACGCCTCGTAAACTTCCTGCCGACTGAGCAGCCGACCTTCCTTGAAGTCCGCGTCATGCGGCCCCAGTCCCGCAGCGTGATACACTGTCGCGCCCACATCCGCCCGCAGAACCGCCGTTGCCCGCCGCTTGCCATGTTTCGCGCTCAATTCATCCGACACCCGGTCCCGATCCGCGTCACTTACGTTCGGCGGAATCACCAGAATCCCCGCGGGAATAGCCACGTCGCCAGCAAAAAAATTCCGATTCCATTCGCTTGCCGCCCGATCGCCCAGCACCGTCACCATCAATGCTTCCAACGCCGGCATCCCCCAATAGTGGTTGAACGGATTCGGCTTGCGGAAATGTGTCACCTGGCGCGGATCCAAACGGAAAACATTGCC